CAATGGACGAGGCCGAGCCTAAGTACCTTGGCTTACCTGGCGCAAAGACTCACCTCTACAACACCAAAGGATATTTCCGAGCAGGAAATACTATTTCACTTTGTGAAGGCGAGATTGACACCATCACACTCGATTACGCTTGCGGTGTGCCGTCTGTTGGAATCCCAGGAGTCAACAACTGGAAGAAGCATTACACAAGATTACTTGGTGACTTTGAAACAGTATTCCTTTTTGCAGATGGTGACCAAGCTGGTCTTGACTTTGCCAAGAACCTTAGTCGCGAACTTTCCAATCTTATTACCATACATCTACCAGAGGGTGAAGACGTTAACTCTATCTTTATCAAAAAAGGTGTCACGTTCTTCCGCGAGAAGATTGCGAGCGCCAAATGTTAATGCCTGACAAGGAAGGATTCTTCTATTGTGACAACAGAGAATGTACATTCGACACCGACAACCTCTTTGAGCTCCTTGACCACCAAGGAGTCGACTACACTTGGGGTATTCGCCTCTCTCGCAGCCATAGCTTCGATATGTTCCAGTTCCTCAAATCCTTGGACGAAAACTTATCCGACCCAGAAGAACTCCACACCATCGTCCAGTCAGCCATGATTCTATTTATCAATGCCAGTAGGGATGAGATAGATGACTTTGTTATCGAGTCTGCCATCCTAACCGAATCTGAGTCACTCATCGAAAACATCGAAAAAATGCTGAAAAATGAGGAAAAATGAGCGAATTCGACAGTGAACTTTACTACGTCTACGACGAACTTTACAAACTCTGCCTCCGAAAGCACCGTGATTACGGGCCGAGGAATATCTCGCAGAGTCCTGGGGGACCTGTGAATGGTTTGCGAGTGAGGATGCACGACAAGCTTGCTCGCATTAACAACTTAATAGACTCAGGTATACAACCCGAGAACGAATCCCTTGAGGATTCTTTCAAGGACATAGCGAACTATGCCATCATTGGATTGATGGTAATGAGAGGAAAGTGGCCCAATGATTAAGAAGTTTGGTCCATACAAAGGTTCAAAGCAGAACGGTGGGAGACCTATCTATGTCTTCAAGCGCAAGAAGAAGAACGGCGAGACAGTCACTACTTCTTCTAATAAAGCCCGTGTGGATTATGAGGAATCTACTGGAAAGTCTTTACCGAAAGAAAAAGAAGTAGACCACATCAACAACAAAGGACGTGACGGAGATGATCGCAAGAGTAACTTGCGTGTCGTTTCTAAATCGAAGAATGTTGGAATGGAAAACAAGCGCAGAGCTAAACGAAAGAGAAAGAAGAAAGCATGAAGCGAGTCGTTGTTCTATCCGACATCCAGGCTCCAAGCCATGATGGTCGGGCGATTACCACGCTGTATGAGTTCGTTCGAGACTTCGAACCAGATGAACTCTACTGCGTAGGTGATGAGGCGGACAGTCCAGAACCTTCACGATGGAATAAGGGTAGAGCAGCGGAATACGCAAAGACTCTACAATCAGGGCTCGACAAGACATCAGAGATAATGGAAGGCTTCAGAGAAGCCCTTGGGGACAAGCCCTTTCATGTAATGAGGAGTAATCATGGAGACAGAATCGGGAACTACATCGACAAATACGCCCCTGCACTTGCTGGGCTCCGCGCTTTGGAGTATGAGGAACTGCTCCGATATCGCGAACTCCGTATTACGTTCCACGATAGGATCTGGCAGTTTGCCCCAGGATGGGCTCTTGCCCATGGAGACGAGGGAAGCCTTATATCTACTTCGGGAGGCACTGCGCTTAACCTTGCACGACGTATCGGACTATCTGTTGTCTGTGGACATACCCACCGACAAGGAATCCAGCACTATCATACTGGGTACAACGGGAGGATTCTCTCCAGGCTCTTCGGAGTAGAAGTCGGACACTTGATGGACCTAGCTAAGGCAGATTACCTGTCTACTGGTTCAGCAAACTGGCAGCAAGGTTTCACAGTCCTGTACATCCGCCGTTCCAATGTTACGCCAGTCAATGTGCCTATCATCGGACGTTCTTTCTCTGTTGAGGGAGAGACTTACGCGTGGTAACAGAACGATACGACAGTTTGGTTGCTCATATCGCTTATGAGTTCTCTCGTAAGTTTCATATGGTCGAGTCTGATGACATACGCCAAGAGCTTTGGCTATGGTTTATGGAACATCCTAACAAGGTGAACGTATGGGAGAAACTCGATGGGAAACAAGCAACTAAGCTTATTGCACGCTCTCTTAGAAATGCAGCGAAAGACTACTGCCAGAAAGAGAAAGCGCGTATTGTCGGATATCGTGTGGAAGATAACTACTACTACGACAGGCAGGTTCTTGAGCTCCTTCTTCCTGCTGTCCTTCGTGGGGATACTACTGCTCCTGCTATGAATGATCTTGGCTTCACAGCCAGCAAGAAGGTTCTGTCTGAGGGTGGCAACTGGTTTGCCATGACTGCTGATATTGACAGGGCTCTAGTAAAGCTTAAGCACGATGCTATGACTATCATCTATCTACGATTCGGTGATGGATGTGATAACACCACGCTAGCCAAGGAATTAAATATCTCAGAGGATGCAGCACGTATGCGTGTCAATCGTGCTATCAATAACTTGCTCAACATTCTGGGTGGGAACAGGCCACGCAAGGAACGCGATTACTCTGCTGAAGAAGTTTCCAAAGCTTCTGCAGATGTTCAAGAGAACGGCGAGGTCTTCCCCAACACAAACTTTTCCGCGCTCGCCTCCGAGGGCGATGCGCTGGAAGATGATGCGGAGATTAGCGATGATTTGCCCTAGTTGCAGTTTGGCTGGCGATTACCTGAGCAAAGGCATGGAGAGGTTCGCGGAGAACTTCCATGTCGAGTGTCGGGGTGATTGTACATGCCAACACCATGTTGTAGGTGTCTGGACAATAAAAAAGCCCCTACCGCCGAAGCGGTAAGGGCTGAGTGTACGATTATCGTACAGGTTCTGCTAAGTGAACATCGTAGTCGTAGACGATGTTAGAGGTGGAGTTATCTAACTCCCACTCGTTTAGTTCTTCGGCAACTAGGATTGCCTTAGACCTAGATTCTGCTTCTACCTCTTGGACAAAGGTAAAAGATCGCTCCTGATAGACAATGTATTTTGTCATCAGGCTTCTAGTTTGACCCATTTCATCGCTACGCGGAGAAGGTTGTCGTAGTCGCCTGACATGGAGTCAGCGAGGTACTGCTCTACCTCGCTATCTGTTGCACCCTTCTTGCGAAGGGCGCGACTTACTGCTGACATTACTGAGAATGCGTTGCCGTCGTCTGGAACGACGACAACATCATACATAGGTTCCATGACATTCCTTTCTGTACGATTATCGTACGGCTAGTGAGAGAATGATACCAACCGCAAAGAGCGTAGTAAAGGCAGTAATCACAATGAGTGACAACTGCTCGCCTACGGACTCCACGAAGTAGTCATATTCATCTTTCATATATTGCCACACCCTCTCTTTGTATGTGAGGAATGGTCAAGAGCATGTCGATTGTTTTCATACCTGACTTCTCCTGAATCTCGGTGCGCTGGAACCAATCCAATCCTGCCCAGATGCCGTAAAGCGTGGTGTAACGGATTGAATAGTCGAAGCACTCTTTGAGAGCAGGACAGGTAGAACATATCTCCCTAGCCTTCATCACATTTGGAGTCTTTGTCCACTTCCTGTGTCTCCCCGTGTTGATTTCCACGGGGAACCACAAGTCGGGATCATGTTCGGTACACGAAGCGTGATTGACGAAGTTAGGCATGTGATTAGACATGTTTCACCTCATCTGTACGATTATCGTACACATCGAATCGTGCCATAGAACATGAGTAGCAATAGATTCTGACACTACGGAAGTGCTCGGAGACATGGATTGGCTCGTCACACTTCCAACAGCGTTGTTCTGTTGTCATTGTTACCTTTCTAGCGGAAGTTGACCCGCTAAGTTGCGATAATGCGTGGCTCGCATCATCAGCCGAGTGTGTTCCTCGGCGTTTCCCTGTGCTAATGCTTGTTCAGCATCGAACAGGAACATTTCAGCGCGTTTGCCGTAGTAAAACGGCGTAGGCGGAACTGGCTTGTACTGCTTGACCTTGCGAACACGTTTGAGTTCTTTCTTGACGTGTCGCTTACGTCTGCGCCTACCAGACATCCCAACCACCCTTTGAAGTGACAGGCTCAGACTTGGGCTTCTTGTCCTCTGGGTCGTAGCACAGACACGCGAGTTCTTCTGCGCTACACCACAGACAACAACGGCACATGGGGCACATGTCACTATCTGCCATCATCTCCAAGTCTTGCGAGTAGTCGTACGTGCAGACAGAGCAGATGAGTTCTTCTGGCTCGTCGAACATGTACTGATTGACCCTGCCAAGTGTACGATTATCGTACGATGAGGAATAAGGCTTGGCATACCATGATAGATAATCCAAGTCGCATGAGTCGTTAGACCACCACACGCCTGACTCATCTATTTTGCCCTTCTCCTCATGTATCAGATAACACGTCTGCTTTGCATCAGGATTGAGCGTGAGTACGCATACTTTCGAACCAGATGTGAAGTCCTCGATGAGGTTGTACACCTGCTCATTGTCGAGAGCCGTCACACCGCCGATATGCGGTAGCAAGTCCTCGGCAAAGATACGAGTGTCGCTACGAGTGTCTCCCTTTGGCTCGATGATAGGCAAGTGACCATTGTGACCAAGATAGGTCAATGGATCATTACCAACCTTGAATGGATGACAGTTGGCTACTGTCTTGTCACCAAGAGTTGCGAAGCGAGCGTGCCACATGGCGAAACTCTCCATGTATTGCTTGCGAAGTTCCAAGAACCTCCTGATGGATTCGTCAGGGTTCATGGTGTGTTCGACTATGATTCGATTCTCGCTTGGAACTAGAATCGCAAAGCCGAAGCCGTGCGGATTGTTAAGTGCCGAGGCGATGAGTTTATCCTCTGAAGGTATGACGTTCGGAGGTATTACGCATAACATACACATTAGATTGAACTCCTTTCTGATTCCGTACGATAATCGTACAGAGGTTCGTTGTTGAATGATGCTTCCAAAAGTGCAAAGAGATTCGGGTACTTGGTGATGTTCTCACCGACATAGCCACAGAATCTAACCCACGACAGAGCCTTGTTAGAGCCTGTCACTTTGAGGTCACGTGTGTATTCGACGGCAGCGTGAACGAACTCAAGATTCGCAAGACACCTGCTCGCTTTGAGCGAGCCTTTGAATATGCGTATCTCAATGGTGTTCTGATTCTCCATGTTGATAACGGAGTACCTGCCATTAGCCTGAGAGTGATGCTTGACTTTATCCCACAGCCTGCCCTTGTCTGAGAAGTCGGCATACTGATTGGATGATCTACCAGCAAGTCGCTCGACCTGACGTTGATTATCGTAAATCAACTTGCAGAATCTAAGTTCATGCCGTTGCCGTACGATTATCGTACGCTCTAGGTAACTGACATCCATTTCGCCTTCTCTGCGTGTGTGTATTGGACCGAATCCAACACGCCCCACGTGTACGTGAAAGCCACAGGATGAGTTAGCGTTCCACGAACGGAAGCCCATGCTCTGTGCCTTACGCGTAAAGCGCCACGGAAAGTTGGTCTGATATTCTTCGAGTGAGTGAGGATGAGTCACCACCTCGAAGCCGTTATCAACCGAGCCGTCATACTTATAGATAGCGCGGTCACCAAGTATGTAAGCCAGTTCTTCGGCGCAGTTATAGAGTTCCCCGTCTGTGGATTCGATTTCTAACTCGAAGCCAAGATAGTAGGGAGCGTTGCCAAACCTGCCCCAGTATGGTCGGTAGTTGTACGAGTGGATGATTGACTCTCTTTCTTCGTCATCATTGTCGCAACCGCATTGGCGACCATCATTTTCGCTATACGGCTCGTCACAGTATTCACACAATAAGAAAATGTCATCGTAACAAGATTGACAGAATCTCTCATTGTAATACGTGATAGCCGTATCGCTAATCAAGTAGTAGTTCTCGCATGGATTACAGAGGAAATGGTCTGGATGTTCTACTAGTGCCTCCGTTAAATGATCCTCACACAGTAACGTGCCGTCGAAGGAACGCGCTGTGATAGCCCACCCTCTGAACGATGGTTGCATCCTGTCATAATACATATGACTTTCATAGCGCCATGTCCGAGAGTAGTGACCATGCCAGTAGTTACCATTCTCAATGAGGGTAATCCGTTGAGGACAATCCTCAATCTCACAGACTGTTCGTGAACAGTAACCATGAACTGCGACCTCGCCATCTTCTTCCCTTGATGTCCTGACCATAACAGACGTTTGCCCGTCTAGTATTGGTCGATTGCAACAACGGCAGATGATACGTTGCTCTGTGATATTCGTACGATTATCGTACAGATAATCTCTGAAGTGAGCCATATCCCATGCCGTCAGGACATTGTTCTCGAACATGCCCTCTCCATACATGCGCTCTGATGTGTAATGTACGGAAGAAGGGTCACTCATGTATAAGTTCTCGATTACAATATCGAACTTCATGGTGATGCAAGGTGGACACATCTCATTGAATGAGTATTCCAAGACATCTATTGAGTAAAGATGATTAGGTCTATTGCAATGGGAGCAATAACCAAGACCTGCGAAGGTTGGATTGTACTGAGTCATTCTAAATCCTTCCCGTCATGGATACATTGACGACACATGTACCAACCGCCATTTTCTTTGGTAAAGGTAGCGGTATCACCGCATACAAAACATTTTTTCATAGTCCACCACCCGTACGATTATCGTACAAGTCTGCTGTGCAAGAGCCGTAGCCTGAACCAGTCCAACACACGTCACGTGTGAGGTAGGTGAATAGGGCAACGGCTATGAGAACGAAAGTCCACAATACGAACTTACCCCTGCGAGTAAGTTTGATGTCGTTCATAACCTGTCCTTTCATAGTGCCTTGTTGGGTGTACCCGTACGATTATCGTACAGGTGTGGAAGTACGCGAAGGCAAGGACGCATACTTCCACTCTCAAAGTTTCCCATATTAGGCTTCTTAAGTCAAGCGCCCAACGGCAACGGCTGAGGATGCGGTGACGGCTGTGTCTGTGCTTCGCGCCAACACAAACTTCGTGCGCTGGGTTGCGGTGAGGACTGTACGATTCTCGTACACAATAACCCGATTGTCGGAACGGCGCTACATGTGCTATGCGAAGCCAACACAAACCCTAGCGGTAGCCTTCGGCTACTCGCCTTATACGGGCGCACACGTGCGCCCTACACAAACCTTTCGCGAGCGTGATCCGAGACGTGATCCGCGTTAGAAATACGATCTTATTTTCAGACATGCGAAAGCGCCCGACCCCTTGCGAGGTCGAGCGCCTTCGAGCGTTAGGGCTTAGGCGTTAGCCTTCACCTTCGAGCGCACCGCAGGATGATTAGCGCGGGTCGCTTCGCTCATCTTCTTCACCAGATTGAGGAACTTCTCCCATTGAGCCGAGTCTCTTGGCGTGATGTCCTCGATGTCAGCCATGAGCCCGATGAACAGAGAGACAGCCGAGTCAGCAGTCACAACCGCCTCGCCAGCCTTGCGACCAGCCTTCGCCCTCTCGCCCTGAGAAGGAACCGACTTCGCGAAAGCCTCGAAGGATTCAGCCTCGCCAACCTTCGCCTCGAACTCTTTGCCAAATGCTCGCTTGGCTTGGATTGTCACGTTCAAGACATCTTTCAGAGCCTTAGCCTTGCCACCTTCGAGGCTACGAACCTTCGATGATGCTACGAAGTATTGAGCCGTAGATGGCTTGATTGTTGGGAGTGACCCCTTTGCCTCGCTCGCCTCGATTGTCGCCTTCAAACCGCGCACCGAGATTGCGCCAGCCTCTAGCATCTTGACCGCCTTCTCATATACCGAGAGTTCAGCCTCGAAGTTCAACACCGCTTCGAATGATGCTTGGAGTTCAGCGTTCACGCCGTCTAGATTGGAAACCACTTTGCCGTTCTTTGATTTAGCCATTTTCTTGCCTTTCGATTAGGTGGCTTGGCTTGTCCTTGCCACTAAGAGCATTTTGCCAGAAATCCCCCGTTAGGTCAAATCTAAATCCCCCGCGCCGTACGATAATCGTACGCTCAGCCACGCTCGAAGCCAGCCAGCCAGACCAGCCAGCAGATAGCCCACCAACACAAACCGCCCACCGATTAACACTCGCGCTCGCCGTTATTAAAAAAATCTCGCTCGCTCGCTACGCTCGCTCGCCCCAAACGCTCGCCAATCGTCAGAGCCTTTCCCTTACAAGCAAAAGCCTTCGAGTCGCTAGCGCGACCCCAGTTTTTATAATGGGCGGAGCCCATGTTATACACTATCCCCTCATAATATTTTTCCAGTATTTGTCCGATTTGCCCCTAATATATGTGACTTGAGTAACAAAAATAAGAAAGATGCGTTCGGAATCGTCTTCTGAACGGGTTAGTATATATAGGGAGTATAAACGAGCGGCTAACGTGAGCGAGTTTATCGGGCCTCGGCAGGCTATGGGCCTGCCTCGTACGAGGGGGTAGTGAGGCGCTCTTAGGGAGCGCCGAACGAAGGGGGATTTATAATGGAGGTTTTATATGGCGGCTAAATCTGGCAAAGAGCATCATAATGTTGCCAAGTTAGCGGAGGCCAAAAAGAAGGTTTTGGATTTCGTCCGTCAAGGATTAGACCTGCAGGATGCTATAGCTCGCTCTGGTAGGAAACCTGATGTGATGAAGGACTGGCGGAAAGACCCCAAGTTCGTCAAAGACTTGGAATCTGCCAGGGAAGAAGGCGAGCGCTCTCTCAGTATCGTCACTGGGGATGCCAAGTACAAGATCGGGTTTGAGGAGTTCTCTGCAGAGTTTCTAGACTCACCCATCTTTCCACACCATAGGTCATGGATCGATGTACTTGAGGGGCGCCAGCCGTCCTATCTCCACCCAGCCATGACATATGAGCCTGCCAGTCCTAAACGCCTCCTCATCAACGTACCCCCTGAGCACGCCAAGTCCACGGTCATCACCGTCAACTACTGTGTCTATCGGATAGCGATGGACCCGAACGTCAAGATTACGATTGTCTCCAAAACTCAGGAACGTGCCAAGGAGTATCTCTACTCCATCAAGCAACGCCTCAGCCATGAGCGCTGGTCTAGGCTCCAGGCTGTCTATGGTTCTGCTGGTGGCTGGAAAGAGGATGCTGACACCTGGAAGGCTGACCGTATCTACCTCAGCCGAGACTCGACCGAGAAGGACCCAACTGTCCAAGCCCTCGGTATAGGTGGACAGATTACAGGAGCCCGTTCCAACCTCATCATCCTCGATGACGTTGTGACCACCTCCAATGCCCATGAATGGGAGAAACAGCTACTCTGGCTTCAGAGGGATGTCGTGACCCGTCTGGGTGACAACGGTAAGCTTCTCATCGTTGGTACGCGTATCGCTGCCAATGACCTCTATAGAGAGATTCGCAACGCTGCCCATTGGACGGGTGGCAAAACCCCCTTTACGTATTTTGCTATGCCAGCCGTGCTGGAGATTGACGGGGATCCAGAGAACTGGGTCACTCTTTGGCCGAAGTCGCATATACCTTGGGAGGGGTCGGATGAGGATGTCATTCCCGATGAAAACGGCTTGTACCCTAAATGGGACGGACCCGCACTGTTTAGACGAAGAAGCGAGGTTAGCCCGAGCGCTTGGGCTCTGGTCTACCAACAGCAAGACGTACAGGAAGATTCTATTTTTGCCCCTGCGTGTATCCAAGGTTCAACGAACAGGATGCGTAAGCGAGGACCGTTAAAGCCTGGAGTTCCAGGACATCCTAAGGCACACGGGGCTTGGTACACCATCATGGGACTTGACCCAGCTATGACTGGTAACACGGCAGCGGTTATTATGACTGTAGACCGCAATACTCGCAGAAGGTACATACTCGACTGCGAGAATATGTCAGACCCAACACCACAGAAGATACGCCAGCTTATTGAAGACTGGGCGCACAAGTATCAACCTCAAGAACTTCGTATCGAGATTAACGCACACCAGAAGGCTTATGCCTTAGATGATGACCTACGTTCCTTCCTGGCATCCGTAGGTATCAGGTTCTCCAGCCAGTTCACTGGTAAAAACAAGTGGGACACTTCGTTTGGTGTAGCGGCGATGTCAGGACTCTTTGGTACCATGCGTAATGGTAATCATCAAGACGATAACCTGATAGAGCTTCCCTCACAGGAAGGCTCTGAAGGCATCAAGGCACTCATCCAGCAGTTGATTACGTGGCACCCTGAGACTCGGGGTAAGACGGACTGCGTGATGGCGCTCTGGTTCTGCGAACTGAGAGCGAAAGAAGTCATCAGTAACGCAAGAATCGATCAGAGCCACATCGACAACAGATGGGCAACCAGACGCCAGCTCCAGAGTCGTTACTCAGTCAACCTGAGTGACTACGAGATGGCTATGTATGAATAGGATATCTAGTGGATATTAGCACAATCGCGAGGCGTGTAGAGAACCTCAAGCAGCGTAATGCAGCACGTGATGCTCGCATGGGGGATATCCTTGCTGTTCGCAAGGGAGATATGGGCGGAATCTTCCCAGACCTATTCCCAGAGGGTCTTGAGAGGCCCATGGTTGCTAACTTCGTCGATGTCGCAGCACGTGACTTGGCTGAAGTTCTTGCTCCACTCCCATCCTTCAACTGCTCAACCGATAATGTCAACTCTGATAAAGCACGCGCCTTTGCTGACAAGCGCGGTTTGATTGCTAACAACTATGTTTATACCTCGCGACTTCAGTCACAGATGTACTGGGGTGCTGACTGGTATTTCTCATACGGCTTCTTACCATTCCATGTAGAGCCAGATTTTGAAACCAACCTACCGCGCATCCGCCTAGATGACCCGATGGGTGCATATCCAGAGTTCAATCGTTTCGGACAGTGCATCGCATACGCTAAGCGTTATATGAAGAGCTTGGGTGAGATTGTCAATGACTTCCCTGAGTATGCAGGTCAGTTGCTAGGACGACATGGCTGGGATCAAGACACCAACACGATGGTCGAGCTTATCCGTTATGTCGATAAGGAGAACATAGTTCTCTACTTACCTTCACGTGGCAACATGGTATTGAGCGCTGCTGGTAATCCTCTAGGCAAGATGAACATCTTCGTAGCACGACGTCCTGGTATTGATGACGAAGCACGTGGACAGTTCGATGATGTACTGTACGTACAACTTGCACGCGCACGTTTTGCTAACCTTGCGATGGAAGCAGCAGAGAAGTCAATCCAATCTCCGCTTGTAGTTCCGTCAGATGTCCTAGATATGCCAATGGGTGCAGATGCGATTATTCGTACTGCAACACCTGGTGGCGTACAACGTGTAAGGCTTGATGTTCCACCTGCAGCATTCCAAGAGCAGGCATCGCTTCAAGCAGAGTTACGTCTCGGCGCACGCTATCCAGAGGGCCGTACTGGTAACATCGACGCCAGCATTATCACTGGTCAAGGTGTCCAAGCGCTTCTCGGTGCGTTTGACTCGCAGATTAAAGCTGGTCAGACGATTATTGCTGAGTGCCTAGAAGACGTAATGAAAACATGTTTCGAAATGGATGAACTCCTTTTCGATAAAGAAAAGAGTGTCAAGGGTGTAGCACACGGTACTCCGTACGAGTTAAAGTACACACCAAGTAAAGACATCAAAGGCGACCACACCATTGAGGTGCGGTACGGTTTGATGGCAGGACTAGACCCTTCGCGAGCCTTGATATTCTCTCTTCAAGCACTGGGTGCAGAACTTGTATCCAAAGACTTCATTCGACGCGAGCTTCCCTGGAGCATCAATGTCTCTCAAGAGGAACAGCGCATTGAAGTTGAGAAGATGCGTACCAACCTTTCTGCTGCTATTATGGCAACCGCGCAAGCGATTCCAGCTATGGCAACTCAAGGTCAAGACCCATCTCCACTCATTCAAAAGATTGCTGATGTCATCGAAAGACGTCGCAAAGGGGACAGCATAGAGACTGCTGCTTTAGCCGTGTTCACACCTGAACAACCAGAGCAGCCTAGTTCGACCTCACCAGAAATGCAGGGTCCAGTTGAGACGCCTCCGTCCCCAGTCGCTCCTGGTCCCTCTGGTGAGGTCCCTCAACAAGGGCAGATGAGTTTAGAGCAGTTACTAGCAGGCTTAGGAGGATAACATGGCAGCAAGAAAGAAACCTTCCCGCAAGAAGAAGGTTCAGACAGTTGCCGATGAATCCTTCTCCGCACTAGAACAATACGCAATTTGGCTTAATGAATATTATCATTCGTTAAGAAAAGCAGGATTTCCAGCTGATGTCGCTATGACAATCATGATGGACAAAGATTCCTACCCAGACTGGGTTCCTTTTAAGAGTACTTTGACTGATGAAGACGAGGACTGACCAATGTCAATGCAAGATATGCCTGGAGGTCCAGGACCGTTTGCGCGAAGGAATGACCTTGGCAACGTTAAGAAGATTCAGCGCGAAGGAAAAAACCTAGCAGAAGCACCTGGTGGTTCTTATGGCGAGCGCAAAGCCATTCAAGAAACAGCACAAGGCGCATCAACTCAAATGCCTCAACCTACAACTGGTTTTAATCCTAGTATGTTGCCTTCTGTTAACGCATTTGCACCTGGTACCCCTGGTGTTCCATTAAGCAACGGAGCAGCTGGCGGACCAGGAAGTGCTATTCAACAGACTCCAGTTGATGATATTGATTCTGGTGCTGCACTTGCTCGCGCTATTTTTGCTGCAAATCCAACATCTATGAACGCTAGACTTGTAGAAGCATACGAAGAAATAGGTAAATAGTGCCAGGGACAAATCTGTCGCCTGCTGCTCAGGCACTGTACACCAATAAGAGTGAAGCCATGGCGCGTACTGTTCGCATCCAAATGGCTAATCTTACGCCTGACATGTACAAGAACTATGAGGATATTGCTTCTAAGTATCCATCTATCAGTCCAGATTTGATTATGGGTATGGTCAAGCAAGGCTTGAACGCGTCTACCCCTGGAATAGACAAGATAGTAACGCTTGATGGTATATCTCAATTAAAACGTGACTCTATGAACGTCGACAAGATTAAGTCGACTGTAGATAAAGACAAAGGTTTTCTTGGCGCAATCGGCGGTGCTTACAGAGATTACATTTACGACCCACTCAAAGGCATTACTAGAGTTGCTTTTGCTACCCTTCGCTACCCATATGATCTTGTAACTACGCTTACACGTGACGTATTTGCTTTTGAAGAACCAGCAGGTTCTCAAACAACTCAATTTTTCAAAGACTTGGGTACACTTGGTGGGCAAAATACTCAACTTGGTGCTCTTATTGCAGATGCAGTTGGTGGCAAAAAAGGCGTAGATACTGGTTCTGGTTTTTTCATTAACCCTAAAAGCCGTGTGGGTAAAGCAAATGCAAAAGCCATGTCATCATACGGTACTATTGAGGGTGATTCTTTTACTATTGGCCGTAATATATTCCGTGCTTTGGCTGATAATCCAGACAAGACTGCTTATAAAATATCATCTGGTATTGTCGATGCAGTTCTCAACGTAGCATTAGACCCTTCAACGTGGTTTTTTGGCGCAGGTGCCGCTTCAAAGATTCTTACAGGATCAAAAGAACTTGCCAAGGCTAAAGAAGTATCTAAAATTTTTGCTGACGGTAGCGTAGAAACCATTGCCAAGGCTACTAAAAAGCGTGTATCTAATAATCTTGCACGTAACGAACGTAAGTTGCTTGAACTGGAAGCCAATCGAACCGTACAAGCTGAGAAAACAGTAAGTAAAATTCTACAAACAGAAGCAGACAGCTTCAAAGCATACGGAACTGACGCTACTGCACAGCAAACATTAAGTAGTGGAAACCTTGCTCAGTGGATTACTACCGAGCCGAAGATTCAAAATGGCGATATGCTGCGTGGTCTTGATAGTTTAATTGCTGACCATAAATCTCTTGAAGGATTCTCCAGTGGTTACATCATGCTGGATGAGGCACCTGAGGCTGGCAAGGTATCAATCGGTGTCCACGTAGATGATGAGTACTTTGTAACTGGTTTAGAAAAGGTTAAGCTAAATCTTCTAGACCTAGCTGATGACATGTCTAGCAAAACAGCTAAGCAAGTCCAGTCTGAAACCAATAAACGTAACATGCTCATCGAGCAAATCAACGATATTGCCAAAGATCCTAATGTTTCTCCAGAAACGCGTGCTGCTTTTGCTAAGCTTGCTGAAGAAATCAAAGTTGACGCCATGGACCTTAAGGGTTTTTCATGGGCTAAATCTCAACTCGCACTAGGAGATGAGCCAGTAAAAAACATTGGTTACATGTTGCGTCAACTTGTTGATAGCAAGAATGTAAATGCTGTAGAACTCTTTACAGAAACAGTGATGAAGATATGGAAAGCGGACGGATTTACTAATGTTCGCACTGCACTTGGTGGCACTGGTGGAGTTCTTATTACTAATGCAAAGAAGATTGCAGCTAATCACGCTCAAATTGGTTATGCTTTATCAGATCTGGCTCAACCAACCAATCTTGGAGCTAACGTAGCCAAGTTATTGCAGACCCTGGGTGATAACGATGCTCAGATTGCCAAAACGCGTGCCAAAGTAGATTCTCTTCGTGAACAAGACAAGGTTATTAAGCAGCAAATCAAAGATATTGACCTGTATCGTCAGTATGCTAATAATGATCCAGATATGCTGCGCGAGATGGTCAATCATGACTCCAACTGGCAGAATATAGAAAATATTCTTAAGTTAAAGCCAGATATTAACCAAAAAGATGCTTTAGCCGAGGCTGTTCGTGAGAAACTTGGAATCATCGACTTTGCTGGTGGTGGAGTTGCTGAGGTTCCTGAGTATGCTAAGGTGCTTAAGTACATGCTTGGACGTCAGTTTCAAGAAGTAGCAGAAGTCGTAGCTAAAGAAAAGAACCTTGGTAGAATCCGTAGGCTTTTCGGCAATAAGTTAGATGCTGAAATGGTTATAGCACTTGGTGCTGCCGAAAACTCAGACGACGTACTTCGTGTGTTTTTGCGCCAGATGGGTTCTCCAGAGACTGATCCGCAGATTTTTAAGTCACTTGCACTACGCGGTGAAGCTGCTAAGTTAGTTGCTAATCCATTAGCACGCCTTGTACAACCAATCAATCTGGTTCCGCTTCGCGCTCTTGAGGCTTTAGATAAAAGTTTCAATAGATTCTTTGTTCGCTCTACGGCACTTAATCTTAATGATTTAACTGGTCTTACCAATGGAGTAGAAGACTGGATTAGTTCCTCTCAGTTTAAGACTCTTATCGGTAAAGAAGCTCAAGAGAAGCTTATTGATGATGTAACGGAAAAGTTACTACGCTCCAACAACGAGCAACAAAGAGCGGCCATTATTGCTGACTCTATTGCTGGCGCTATTAGAGATGGTGCAAAGCGTTTAGGTTTAGATGAAGATGAGACTAAAAAACTTTATGATATGGTCAAACTGAGCGGTAAAGTTCGTGCTCAGGAAACCGCATATACTGTTGGTAGAGTTATGGATGGTGCTGATCCAGAGATAGTATTTGCTGGAGATGAAGCAGTATCTCTTGGTAAAGGTATATCTTACTTCCAGCTTATAAAAGGTACAGTATTCCTACCAGATAGTAGGGAAATATTAAAGTCTTTTAACAAATACGCTTTATCTTCTACACGTGATAAAATAAAATCAGGTCGTATTCTTGCTGAAGAAGTAGGAGATGTTTGGCGTACAGCCCAGTTGGCATTCCGCTATTCTTATATCCTACGTAATATTGGTGAAATGCAGATGCGCCAGCTTCTTTCTGGCCATACAAATATTATTACTAATCCTCTTCAGTTTATATCTATGGTTATGGCTAACAGCGGTAAGAGCAATTTCCTTACTAAGCGTATAGCTAAGTACCAGTATGACCTAGCTGGGAACAGATTTGCTAACGAGTTGGCTGATGGGGAATACCTTGAAGCCATACGTGGATATCAGATAAACGCATTCCGCAGAGGTTCTGTATCAGACTATAGAGGTAATCGTAGTTCTGAGTTATTCAAATTCTACAAAGTGCTTGAGGCTAACCCTCAAATGAGTAAAGAAACCCAGAAACAGTTCTGGAATGGTCTTGCTTACACTATCAATCGATTTGCTAGCGACCCGATCAATAGCAAGATTGCTCGCTTAATGGCTGTTGGCGATGAGAATGCTAAAAGAGCGTTCGTTAAGGGTATTGCAGATGACTTTGATAATCCTAATGGACTTATCCAACAGTACATATCTGGTGTATTCAAAGAAAATGAAGGCATCTTCCGTATCTTTTTCAAAGATGTAAATCTTCCAGAAGAAAAGTTATTGACTAAAGATAACCTTTCTCTAGAAAAGATGTTCATATTTTTCTTTGATGAAGCTCAAGAACACACCATAGCTGGTCAGATTAGAGCTATTGCTGGTCAAGGGCCACAGTCCAAACGTATATTCGACATACTTGCAGATGAAGATGTTATAAAAGCACCCTGGTCTGCTAACGTAAAAACAACTCGCGAGTTTGATGCGTTAGAAGGCAAGTTCGCCTCTCAACTAGAGAAAACCTTTACACTTGACGATATCAGGGGTTCTCGCGTTTTGAGTGAAAAAGAAGCTGCTATGGGCAAACAATCTGCAAAAGAAATCAATAGGATTGTTGACGTATTCTTTAACTACGCTACTAAACTAGAGTCTAAATATAACTTTGGTCCTGAATACCAAATGGCATATTGGGACTTTGTTGGTAGATACGCTACCATGCTTAGCACCAAAGAACTCAAGGAAGTTGCTGTTAAGGCTCAACGCTCCCTTGCTCCTCTACGTATCGGTGGCAAAGTAGTTAAGAATGATGCTGGAGAAGAAATTGTTGTCGGCGGTAAAGTTTTAGGGCGTAAACATCCTACACTGCGTGTGATCGAATCAGAACTTAAAAAGCGTGCCAAAGGTAAAGGCAACTTATCTGCTGATTCTAACTGGGTTGCTGTTCATCAGATGGCTGCTCGTGAGGCATCAAAGTATGTTAAAGACTTATTCTACGATGCTAGCCGTCAAAAACAGTGGGCTCAGGCATTCCGATTGGTTGCTCCGTTTGCTCAGGCTCACACCAACACGATTTCAAAGTGGGCGCAACTTACTTCTCGTAACCCATTACCAGCGTATAGATTTGCTAAGGCTCTTGATGGTTTGACCAAAGAAGGATCAAACGTCATCTATGATGCCACGGGTATGACATATGATGACCAACAGGGATTCTTGTACTCACAAGAAGGGCGAGATGGGAAGCAGTTTAAGATTCCTTTGGTAGGAAACTTCCTCGGCGCACTTGTTGGTAAATCTTTGAATATGAAAGATGCCTTCCAAGTAACTGCACCACTAGAGTCTCTTAACCTAGCCTTTGGTCAGGTAAACCCATTGATTCCAGGGTTCGGTCCTGCAGTGCAACTAGCGTTTACTGGCACCCAGAAAGTAGAAGCGTTTGGACCAGGATACCAAATCCTCAGAGATATTATTACCCCATTCGGACAAGCTGATAGCATAGAAGACATAGTATTTCCTTCTTGGTTCAGAAAAAGCGCACTGTTCTTCTTGGGCAACAATCCAGAAGTACAACGCCGTACAAAAGACTGGGCTTCCTACCTTGCTTCTACAGGTGAGTATGGAGACAACCCGTTAGCAAATGATGCGGCTAGAACACAGTTGTTTGCTGATGCAGAGAAGTTATCTAGGAACCTTGGTATCGTAATGGGTATCTTCCAAAGTATTTCACCAGCAACTCCATCTTCTGAGATTCTTGCAAAAATCAAGAATCCAGAAAACAAAATGAATTTCATGACGATGACGATGCTGTATGAACACTTTAATCGTATTACCAATGCTAACCCTGGTAACTATCAGGCTGCTGTTCGTCAGTTTGCTGAGACTTATGGAAAGAATAACCTGTTGGCTATTATGGGCGGAACCACAAGTGCGGTTCGTGGAACCGATGATGCTTGGACATTTCTTAACAACAATCCAGATGCTGCTGCTAAGTATGCTCGCAACCCAGGAGATATAGTTCCATTCTTCTTCCCTGGTGGAGAGTTCTCAGTTAAATACAGGAACTGGCAAGTAGGCACAGGAGCTAGGCGCCAACTCAACTCTCAAGAACTTGCTCAAGAAGCAGAGGGCATGATTTATACCATGCTTAAGTCTCAAATTGCAGAAGAGCAAATAGCCAATGGCTATCCTCAGTTCTGGTATGTACAGAAAGTTTCAGAACTTGATAAACAGTTCGGTGCTAGACCACCAGATACGACTGTATCAGGAACCGCTCAAGAGAAGATTGCTCGAGTCGGAGAAGCTCTTAATGACCCAGCATTTCAAGATTCACCAGTTTATCAAGAGACGTTAGAATTCTATACTCAGTATCAAGAGTTTGCAAAGTTATTGAATAACCTCAAAGTGTCTAACTATGCTGAGATTACCTCTAAGGGTGGATACCCAACGCTTATGAGGAACCAGTTAGTAGCTACAGCAGAACGTCTTATGCAGCAGAATCCGTCGTTTAGCCGAATGTATTACGGCGTATTCTACGGTCAAGTGGAAGGTTAATGATGGTTACTAAGGTAAAGACAGCTGACGAAGCCAGAAAGGCTGCTACAGAGCAGTCAGCAGCGTTTCAGCAAGTCAATGTTAACCCTATTGGACCAAACGCTTATACAGATCCTAACAATCCATATCTTAAGTTGTTAGGTGCTGGCGCAGATCCGATTAACAAAGCCACTTACTTCCAGGAACTCTACCGTGGTCTTGCAGAGCAAACGTCACCAACTGGCGCAGGTAATCTATGGGATTACATGCAGACACTTCTGCGTACTACTGGATTCTCTAAGGGCAAAACTGCTATCGGTATTGCAGACCCTACGGATATTGATGGTCTCATCAAAGCAATCGGTGGAGCTATCGGCACAAACTCTCCTGATGTTCTATCGTATCTTGAGGCTATTGCAGCAACTGGTGGACGCGGTAAAAAAGAAGTCAAGCAACCAGATACAACAACTAAGTTCACACGCCAGGTCACATCAGCTCTTCGCTTGAAAGACCTAGGAGATGCAACCAATGCTTATAATAATTCTTTCTTCCTAGCATATGGATCTCTTCCAAACCAAGATAACATCAAGTCATTCCAAGATGCTTGGAACCGAGAAGTTAAGATGCAGAACCCTACCACTTTGACAAGGGGTAAGACCCAGTTTGCCAAGGTATACGATAAGACATCTGATCCAGTTATCGATAAGAAGACTGGTAAGCAAAAAGTAGATAAGTTTGGAAATCTTGTCTTTTCAAAGCAAAAGACTAACAAAGAGGGTGTTCTTCAATACGAGACTATTACTGGGACAAAGACCGCTACAACTGGTGAGGACTTTACTGCTGAAGAGCAGGCCGAGTTCATGGCCGATTACCTTGTTGCTAACTTTCCAGATATCAAAGATGCCGAGAATCTTGGTGGTTCAGCTAAGGTAATCTATGACTCTGTAGTCAATCTTTACAAAAACAACTACCAAGAAGTTCCCAACTTTGCTGAGGTAGCTCCAATTATCAAAGATGTCATTGGCTCTGGTAAAGCAGAAGTAGGTCAAGAGTACCTTCGTCAAGCGCAAGAAAAAGTACGCAAGCAGGTTAGCAAGCAGTACATGTCTATTGCTGACAGCGTTGCCGAGGGTCAGAATGCCAGCGAAATAATCAAACCACTCATCGATAAGACAAGCGCTGCTTTCGAAGAGAGTATAAACATCAATGATCCATTTATGAAGATGATTCTCAACTATCAGGCTTCTGATGGTACATACAGGCTTCCAAACGAGTACGAGTTGACTAATATGATTATGAAAGACTCTCGCTCAAAGAAGACATCTGGTGCTATTAATAATGCGGTTGATTTTGTACAAAGACTCAAGAGCAGGTTAGGATAACATGGCTGTTACCAAGAAACAAAAAAGTGCATCTGCTCAAGCAGTATACAGAGCTGGTGAAAGAGAAACAACTCCAGCCAGGTCTGTAGAAACTGTAGTTTCAGTACAGGACACAGGAGAAGAACAGGCTGCTTATCGCGCTGGCGAACGAAACGCTCCTCCACCGCAATCGTTTGATCAAGCCCTAAGCACGTTTCAAAATCTAGCTGCAGCATTTATACCAAATAATACGATTATAGACACCAGTGGTAATGCTGTTATTGTAGATATTAACGGTAGAGATATAAATGGAAATCTTGTAAAAGAAGCTACTCCTGCTGATATTTTGACTATCGAACAAGAGGTCAAAAATATAGACAAGCAAGCAGCAACTATTGCTGCAGCAGCAGACGAAGCAATCAGTATCCTTCCTACTGTCAAGAGTATTGTTACTGGTACTGGAACCCCAACATCAGAGGCAGATATTGTCAAAGCAGGTCTAAAGGCAATAGGTTTTAAGTCAGAAATCCTAGATTCTAGCACAGCCTTTATTCAGATGCTTATAGATGAGCAGATAGATAATGATAAAGTTATTGATATTCTTCTTAACAATAAAGAATATGTGACAAAGAGTGGCGTTAAGATTGAATCGCCATTCTATAAACAATATGGATATCTTGCTGAGTTTTCACCAACTCAAAAAGAATCATCAGAAATATATAACTTTGTTCTTGGCATGGAAAATCTAGTAAAAAAGTACAACATATCTAGTAGATTTGCTAGCCCAGAATCACTCAAAAAATATGTTCAGCAAGATGTAGAAGTTTCAGCTCTTGACGAAAGAGCTAATATGGCAAGACTTAAGGGCATTACTGCTGACCCAGTGTATGTTGACGCTCTTGTAAGGCTTGGGTTTATAAAGCAAGGGCAAGACTTGACTGATTATTTCCTTGATCCAGATATAGGTATTCAAGAGTTTGAGTCACGTCAAAGAAGCTTTGCGCTTACCACTGAGGCTCTTCGTAGAGCATCTAGAGGTGTGGTAGTAGACACAGCTCGTTTGAAACAACTTGCCGATACTCTTGGAGCGGAAGGATACACAGCAGAACAAGTTGGACAAACTGCTGCAGCAGCATATGAGACTATTGCCCAGCAGTTGCCAGAACTTAGCAAACTTTCAGCTATGTATGAAAAGACTGACCAAGCAAAAAATGCACAACAACTACAACAAGAGCTTGAGTCTGAACAGTTATTTGGTATGGCATCCCAACGCCGTAAGAAACTCGAAGAGCGAAATCTAGTTGAGTTTATGGGAAGTGCAGGAAGAGCAAGTACTAGCAGGAAGACTGCTGGACTTATATAGAATCCCTAGATGGATCGACCAGCCCCATCAGGTGTACAAGACTGGTAGTAAGAGCCAATACAGGTCCCCCAACCTATATTGAGGCTTACGACAACTACTAATAAGGGAGAGGTTGCTATGAGCAACAATCGCGATAACTACTGGGATGACGAAGACGATGAGGATGACACTGTTCAGACTCCAGCGTTTGAGTCGGAAACTGACCTGGTTCGAAAACTCCGCAAGGCTTTGAAAGCCGAGCAGAAACGGAACAAGGAACTTGAGACCTCTTTAGGTGACTTGAGCAAGGCCCAGCGTGAGCGCGTACTAAAGGATGTTTTTGCATCCCGTGGCGTAAACACCAAAGTAATGAAGTTCGTACCACAAGACTTGGATTCTTCGGAAGAGTCTATTAGCTCATGGTTGGAAGAGAACGCTGATGTGTTCGGATATACTGTCCAATCTCAAAAGCAAGTCAATGAGCAGGATCTCGCAAGTCTAAGGCAAATGGACATTGTTACCCAAGGTGCTATGTCGCCAGACCGAGCAAATAGTTTAGAGATGCAACTTCAGAATGCAAATTCTGAGGAAGAAATTCTCTCGATTCTTCGCTCGCAACAATAATCCGTTCATAGTCTATAAGGAGACTTAAATGGCAAATGATGCCTACGTATCAACCTCGAGCTCGTCTCTTGGTGGTACAGCAGGCGGTGCTGGTCTCGTACAGAAGGCATACGATCGCCTTCTCGAGTTCGCTCTCCGTTCAGAACCTCTCATTCGTTCTGTTGCGGACAAGCGTCCAGCCCGTCAGTCTATCCCAGGTTCTACAGTTGTTCTACAGCTGTACAAGGACTTGGATGTTGCGACATCAGCTCTATCTGAGACAGTTGATCCAGATGCAGTTGCTATGTCAACCCCTAACTCCGTAACCATTACTCTTCAAGAGTACGGTAACGCAGTTATCACAACCCGTGCGTTGGACCTCTTCAGCCTTGCTGATGTTGATCCAGCAATCGCAAACATCATCGCTTACAACCTTGCTGACTCTATCGACAGCGTTGCTATGACCACACTCCGTGGTGGAACCAACGTCATCTATGGCGGTTCTGCAACTTCGACAAGTGCGCTTTCTGCTGGTAACACCATCACTTCCGCACAGCTTCGTAAGGCAGTTGCTAAGCTTCGCTCCAACAAGGCAGTTGCTCGCAAGGGCTCACTCTACTGGGCAGGTATTCACCCTGAGGTTTCACACGATCTTCGTGCCGAGACTGGTGCTGCTGCTTGGCGTGACCCACACAACTACCAAGATGGGTCGCAAATCTGGGCAGGTGAGATTGGACAGTACGAAGGTCTCTTCTACGTCGAATCACCACGTATGTACAACGCCAAGGATGGCGCTGACCAGACTGCTCTTCAGACCACCGCTGTAACCGTTGCTGGTACTTCTGGAGGCTTCACCCTCGGTGTTGCTTCTTCAGCTGTCATCGCAACTCGTGCAGAGGTTGGCGACAAGATTGCTGGAACTGGTATTGCTACAGGTGCAAAGATTACTGCAATCAGCACCTCTGGTAACACCACCACCTTCACCGTCGATGTTGCTCACACCGCTCCTGTTACTGCAACAACCGTTGTTACGGTCACTCCAGTAACTCGAGTATTCCGCACAATCCTTTGCGGTAAGCAAGCGATGGCTGAAGCTGTGGCAGAAGAGCCACACACCGTTATCGGTCCAGTAACCGACAAGTTGATGCGTCTCCGCCCAATGGGTTGGTACGGCGTACTCGGCTTCGCACTGTACCGTCAAGAGGCACTCTATCGCCTCGAGAATGGTTCTTCAATCGCTGCTCTCTAGTTGATTGACTGGTGGGCTAGGGCAACCTAGCCTACTGGTAAGTTCACTAGGAAGGGACTTATGACTGAGTATATATTCACACCACCGACAGTAGAAGAGGGTCCTGCTGGTGCGGCTAGGTTGTTTCAGTTCTACAAACTCAAAAGAGGAATCACTGTAGTACGCGATATTGATGGAGACTACAGCCAGATTAGATATCCAGAGGATGAGGACCTTCCCAGTTACCCAGAGGTATACCGTGGTGGTTATGAGTACGTAGTATCGGAAGCCACTAAAGCTGCTTTGATTGCTGGCAACGTAGGAGTGACGGAGGACAACTTTGAGCCTGCATAGGGAACGGGAACATCCCACCTACGTAGATGGGTGTTTTGGATGTAAGATAGGCACGCTGGTAGTCTCGTCTGGAGATGCCAATAGTAACAAGCTTATGTCTTCAAAGAAATGGGACAGAGAACTGAGCGCTTACAAAGAAGCTCGAAAGCAAGGGATACAACCTGCTGGTACTTCTATGAGGGCGATTGAGGAATCCCTCAAAGCATCAGAAA